AGTCCGTCTTCGCCGCGGTGGGTATCCAGAAACGCCTTGGCGGCGTCCCAGGCTTTTGCGCGCTTTTCGCGCAAAGCAAGAATCTGCTTCATGGTGTTTTCCTCCAAATTCAGATGTGTGTTGGGGTTAATGCAAAAGCGACAGCCTTTTTTCAAGGTCTGCCGCTTTGATACCGGGGGTCGATGGTTCGGTTTTTTGTCGGACACGGGACTGGAGCTTATCCAGCAGGCTGTTGGTCACCGCCCGGCGGGAGAAGCTGAAGCTGTTTTCTGTGGAAATGATATTTTCAGGCTGATACAGGATTTCATCACAGAAACCGAGCTCCTGAGCTTTATGGGCGTTCATCCAGGTTTCCGCATCCATTAGCTGACTGATCTGTGCGCGCGGTAGGCCAGTCTTGATTTCATAGGCGTTGATGATGGATTCCTTGACCTCGTCAAGCAGATGCATTGCTTTTCGCATTTCCTCGCTGTCGCCCATGGCGATGGTCAGGGGATTATGGATCATCATCAGGGACGAGGGAGACATGCAGACCCTGGTGCCTGCCATGGCGACCACGGACGCGGCTGATGCGGCAATGCCGTCGATCTTGACGGTCACATCCGCCGGGTAATCCATGAGCATGGTATAGATCCTCGACGCGGCCACACAGTCGCCGCCTGGCGAGGAAATGCGCAGGGTAATCGGCCCGGAGCCGGAAAGCAGTTCCGCCTTGAAAGCGGCAGGTGTGATATCGTCCTCAAACCAGCTCTCCTCGGCGATCGCGCCTTCCAGATACAGTGTCCGTTCCCCGGCGTCGTTTTTCGTCCAATTCCAGAATTTCTTCACGAGGTTTCCTCCTTTCTGGTCTTGCTGATGGGTACCATATTGCCGTTGACCAGATAATCGTCGCCGCCATCGGCGTCGGAGATGGGATTCAGGCTTTCCAGCTCGCGGATATCGTTGGCGCTCATCCAGCCGTTTTGCCGGGCGATGGCGTAGCCTTCCATGCGTTCCTTGTATGCGCCGCGCATGAGACCGTCCATGTTGAACCGTATGAAAAAGCGCCCCTTCTCGCTTTCGGAGAACAGAGCGCGGTTCATGGACTGTTCAATTCTGACCAGCCATGGTCGTATGGTATGGACGCCAAAGGAGATGGACTGGTGCTCAATGTTGCTGAACGTTGCGTGCTCCAGATCGCCAACCAGATGCGGCGGCACCCGGAAGATGCGGCAGATCTCGTCCACCTGAAACTTGCGGGTTTCCAGAAACTGCGCCTCGTTGTTGGGCATGGCGATCCGTTCGAACTTCATGCCCTCTTCCAGAATGGCGACTTTGCCGGAATTGGAGGAACCGCCATAGGCCGCGTTCCAGCTTTCCCGGAGCGCCTTGGGGCTTTTCACGGTGTTTGGGTGTGTGAGTACGCCGGCGGGCGTCGCGCCATTGGCAAAGAACCGGCCGCCGTATTCCTCCGCGGCGATCCCCAGGCCGATAGCGTTGCGCTCCAGCGCGATGGGACTGTAGCCCATGACGCCGTCGAAGCCGAGTCCGGGGATATGCAGCACCATTTCGGGCGGGAGTTTGACGCGTTTGCCGTCCGTGGTGTTGTATGTGTACACGAGCCTGCCGTCGCTGCTGCGGTCCACTTCCATGCGATCAGGCAGCAGCGGGTACAGCCCCACGATGTGATTTCGGCCGTTGCGGACGATCTGGCAGTAGGCGTTACCCCACAGCAGCAGATGCGACAGTATCGTTTCCCGCAGGATAAACGAGGTCATTTCAGTGTTCGGCTCATCATGCAGCAGGCGATACAGAGGGTGCTCGGTAGCTTTGACGCTGCCGGTATCCGTATTCCGGTGCACATGCAGCGGGAGACTGGCGACCGTTTCCGCGATCACGCGGACGCAGGCGTACACGGAGGATACCTGAATGGCAGATCGCACTGTGACCGACTGGCCGGAACCGCTCGAACCGAAATAGAATACCGGCGCGGCGCTGACGCTGTTTTGAGGCTTGTCCCGCGAATGGAACAAGCCAAAGAGTGGATTTTTCATTACTTCCTCCAAAATGGCATGAAAAAAGCACCTCATTGCTGAGATGCTTGACATCTGTAGGTGTGATTCTAGTGAGTGATCTTTGTTTCTCTGGTATACTCTTCTCTTATAAGTGCATACTCTATCACATTCATGATTGTATTTGAAACATCAGGGTCATCAAGATACAAAAGCTTGTTAGTTGGTATCGTGCCCAGTGATAACCCACTTTTCATCGGCATTATGGTATTGCTCCTTTTAAATACCAAATCAAGCAGGGGTTTTGCGGGTCTACTGCTTATCTGTCCATTGTGAAAGAAGATTGCGCTATTTTCAGATATATGCAGATAGCGATCAATATTGTATTGAAGGCAGCTGTGGCTGACTTTGTATTTATCCACGGCAACTAGAAAATAACAATAACTGTTTCTCGAAGCATTTTCATAGTCGGGGTTTGTGCCGAACAACGACATGCTAATAATCTGAGCATTCCCATCTTTATCATTGACTAGAAATGCTCGATAATAACCGATATAGTGTCCACCGCCTGCATTTGAGTAATCAGAAAATCGTATTCCCAAATCTTGAACCATCTCATATGATGCTCGCTGTGATTTGGGCAAAATATGAGATTCGTCCATTAGACATTGGTAGAAGTTGACAATAAATGTGCGCATGATTGGAGGAGTTCCATGGCCAAATATCCAATGAGTTTTATTGTCGTTATATTCTGTAATGAACGAGATATCTGCAAGTTGTTCCATCGTAAACCGTTCAATTGACCGCTCAGTTCTAGCGACATCTTCATGTTGTATTTGTTCTGAATCTGCTGATATCATTCGAGGATAATTGACAATGTCATCTAGCCATCTATATTCATTAGCGCCGTTGATGAACTGTGCCATTTCTAAATCCGTACCATTTGTTACAATGAAAAAGCTACTTGCAAGCAGATCACTATAACGACAAGCTTGATACGCAACATTATCAGATAAGACCACATCTTCCTGTTTGCACTCAACAACTGCTAAAACCTCCATATCTCCATTAGGCAAAGGCTTATGAATAACAATATCCGCCCTGCCTTTTTCACCTCGAGAATAATGTGACATGGGAATTTCAACTTGAATCATTTCTTGGGGAACTAAAAGAACCTCTTCCAAATAAACAAGTACCTTTTGCCGAACGATTTCTTCAGGCGTAATCTGAATCAAACGTTTACGATACGGATCGAAAAAGCAATCCACAGCATCTCTTTTGAATACACTTGGTAACGCCATACCACTCAGATCAATTTTCATTGGAGTTCTCCTTACATGCATTTGCAAAGATTATAATCCACATAAGCAAAATTGTAAAAACCATCTTTTGAATAAGCAAAATCCAATGCATTATACTGAGAGCTATAGGCCGATCCCGGTCTTGCGATCATGGCAGTCCTTGCAAAGGGGCTGCCAGTTGCCTTCATCCCAGAAAAGCGTCATATCGCCCCGGTGCGGGATAATATGGTCAACCACGGTGGCAGGTGTAAGTTTTTCCTCGCGTTTACATTCCGAACAAAGCGGATGCCGCCGCAGGAACAACGCACGGGCCTTTCTCCACCTAGCATCATATCCACGTGCGTTTGCGCCGCCACGCAGGCGATCAGTAGAATATGTTGCATGGTTGCTGCAATACACGCCGCTGTCGCACAGGTTTGGGCAGCCCGGATACCGGCAGGGGCGTTTCGGCTTGCGTGGCATATGATCACCCCAGTATCAAAAATCCACGGGTATCGTAGACGGATCCGCCGTTTTGGTTTTTCATCGCCCGATCCAGCGCCATCACCAGCGCCACCGCGCCGTCCACCTTCTCGGTGGATTTTTCCTTGTCGATCTTAAGATTACCCGCAGGATCGGTACGCACAAACGAGTTGTCCATATTCCAGCGCAGCACCGGGTGCCCGCCGTGGTTGAGCCTGCGCTCCAGCACAATGCGCATCAGCTCCTTGGTGGGTGGGCTCATATCCTTGAAGCCCTGCCCAAAGGGAATCATGGTAAAGCCGTCATCCTCCAGTGTCTGCACCATCATGGTGGCGTTCCACCGGTCATAGGCGATTTCCCGAATATTGTAGCGTTCGCCCAGCTGCACAATGAACTGCTCGATGAACCCATAATGCACTACATTGCCTTCGGTGGTCTTGATAAACTCCTGCTTTTCCCATACGTCGTACATCACATGATCGCGGCGAACGCGCAGCGGCAGCGTATCCTCCGGCAGCCAGAAGAACGGCAGCACGGTATACGGCTCGTCTTCATCTTCCGGGGGAAACACCAGTACCAGCGTTGTGAGGTCGGAGGTGCTGGAAAGGTCCAGCCCGGCATAGCAGGCCCGGCCTTCCAGCTCTGCAGGAATGACCACACCGCCGCATTCGTCCCAACGGTCCATGGGCATCCAGCGCACGGACTGCTTGACCCACTGGTTCAGGCGCAGCTGGCGGAACATGTTCTCATCCGCCGGCGTTTCCAGCGCTTTGCGAAAGGCGTCCCGCACCTTGTCAATGGAGATGGTATGGTCCAGCGACGGGTTCGCCTTGTACCAGTTCTGCTCATCCTGCCAGTCGGCTTCATCCGGCAAGCCATACACCAGCGGATAGAAACGGGGATCCGCTTTCCGGCCTTCCAGAATATCGACCGCTTTCTGATGCACTTCCCAGCAGATGGAATTGCGGTCGGTACCGGCGGTCGTCAGGAAAAACCAAAGAGGTTGCCTGCGCGCGTCGCCGGACCCCTGCGTCATGACATCGTAAAGAGCGCGGGTGGGCTGGGTGTGCAGCTCGTCGAAGATGCAGGCGCTGACGTTCAGTCCGTGCTTGGTTGCGACTTCCGAGGACAGCACCTGATAAATACTCCCCGTGGGCTGATACACCATTCGGCGGGTGGAGGGGATGATCTTGATCCGCCGGCTGAGCGCCGGGGATTGCTTGACCATATCCACGGCCACATCAAATACGATGGCCGCCTGCTGCCGGTCGGACGCGCAGGAATACACCTCGGCTTTCCATTCGTCGTCATTGACCAGCATATTGAGCGCCAGCGCCGCGCCGAGCTCACTCTTCCCGTTTTTCTTGGGGATCTCGATATACGCGCTGGAATACTGCCGGGTGGAAGGATCCTCTTCCCGGATGGTGCCGAACACATCGGTGACGATTTTCTTCTGCCAGGGCAGCAACAGGAACGGCTTACCGTGAAACTCGCCCTTGGTATGCTTTAGGCATTCGATAAAGCCAACAACGCGGTTTGCCTTTTCTTCACTGAACGCCATGCTGCCAGCCTCCCTTCAGCAGCTGCTCCATCGGATCTTCCGCCATCCCGTCATCCTTTCCGCCGGCCGCGATGATGCGGGCGCGGGTCGCGGGTGTCAGGCCGAACTCCGTACAGAAGGACTGCATGATTTTGAGGTTCTGCTGG